ATAAGACGCGCTCGCGCCCACGTTGCAAGAATAGCACTACGTCACGCACAAGCACGCCCGTAACCGAGGCGCTACCATAGGTAGATTGGCGTTTAACGAGGATATTGGTTGGCGTGATAGGTTGATCTAGTGACCCCGCAAAAACGAGCCATTCTCCGCCAGACGTGCCAACAACAAGCGATTGCTGCGCGACTAGCCATTCCACTGCGTTACGCTCGCCATAAATGCCGTAAGACAACGGAGAATCGGCCAACGTATCAGCGGTAAAGTTCTCAAAGTCATCCGTCGCGCTCATCCACACCCGCGCCGGATCACCCGTGGTTCCCGCCATGACAAGCCGCTGCTCGTAAAAAGCTACCGCTCGTGGATAGCCACGCACGGTAGACCATGCGCCCTCGCTCCAATCAGCCGTTGCCGTTGTTGCATAACACGCCGTTACCACTGTTGCCGTCACCGCCGTTGCGCTAGTGTAACCCGTAATCTGCACTATGCCCGCGATGTTTTGGCTAGGAACCTCTAGCCAAGCGCGGGGAGGGTGTCCAGTATGCGAAGTAAAAGCGGAAATGTTGATACGCAAAAGCACCGGATCCGTTTCCGTTCCATTGGCCTGCACATTGTAATCCGCCATACCCTTAAACGTGCGCAACTTTTCCCATGTCGCTCCGTTATCGCTAGACCGCTCTAGGTCAATCGTAGCCGTCCATGTTCCACTGGTGTAAAAATTCCAGTCACCTTGCGCCGAAAGAGAGCTAGATGTTCCCGTTGCCGTAATTGTTTTGTCAACCGTTGCCGAGTCAACCAGGTGCGAGAGTTGCCAATAACTGCCAACATGCGCCGCTTGAAACGTAGAGGCTGACGCCGTAAGCGTGCGCCCCGCTCCTACCGCTGCATTGCTTATCGCCAGTGTTGTAGTCGTAATGTTTTGGTCAAGTAGTGGCGGTTGTGTCCATGCCACCTCTGCCAACGTCCAATTGGTGTCAGCCAATCGTGATAATTTACGCACCGCATAAGACGGATGCACGATGTAAACAACGTCGTTAATCTGCGCAAATTGCAGCGCGTACAAATCAGCCTCTAGGTAAGGCGTCGCAATCTCGTAAGGTACACCCACATTTAAGACCTGCCCGCCGTCTCGATAGAACCGCAGGTAGGTATCTCCAAACTCTAAAACAAAGGTTGTCGTCGTCGAAAACTGGAACTTTTCCAGCCGTGACTTTTTAGCGTGCGTCTTGGTTTGCGCCACAAACTGAAACCCAGCCCGACGCTCTGCGCCACCATAGGGCAGGATGACAAAGTTCTGGAGCTGGCGACACGCCGACCGATACTTCTCCAAATCGACGCGCCCATTCATTAGCGGCGACCACTCGCCCGCATTAAAAGAAAACTGATGCGAGTAGCTGCGTGCTCGATTAGCCATTAAACATTATCCTCGTTTGTGGAATACCAACGTGATTTGACAAAACTCGACTCGCTTGCTGGATCGTAGCGGTGACGCTTGCTCTCGTTTCCATCGACCAGGCGCGCCCGCGTAAGACACGAGTTGCGATATTCGGCCATCAACGCTTGCGCTACGCCCTCGTCTTGGCGCGTAGCAACGGCCAGCTTTGCCGCAAGTAATACCGCCACCGCATTTACAAACAAGCTGTCCCATTGCGAAGTATCCGTAATGTGCGCGATATACTGAATTTGAGCTGTATCCGCATCCGTAAGCAACGTGCGCCCCTCGATCTCGTAAAACTCGCTTGCCTCGTAATGGTTGGTAATGCCATTAACGGAGCGCACACGCATACAATCAACGGGAAGCTGGTAGGCGTAAAGCCACTCAAACGCAGGAGCAGTGGCAAGCTGGCCAATTTCCTCCCGTTTAAGCAAGCATCCCCAGTCGCTCTCACGCGCCACTTCCTGCGTAGTCATTTCAAAAATCAGCTTACACCGACGCGCCGACAAGTTAGCCGTGTCGTCAATGTCAGTGATTGGCGGTGCGCCAATACGCATCAACGCCAAGTTACAGATTTCCGTTTGAGTAGCCATTAGCCTATATTAGACGCAATTTCGTTAGCAATTTCTTGTTCCTGTCCGATAAACACAGAATAGGTTTCACCCTGAACCACAATCATGTTGTGGCTATCAGGATTTGATGGGTCTGAACCTAACAAAATGAAAGGCTCGTTCATGGGGTTAGTTCACTTGAATTGCAAACGCCGTAATTCGAACATCGGTAACAGCCGTACCAAGCTGCGCCGTCCACGCCGTGTTAACCGTAGCCTGACGGGCGACAACGGGAAGAATGAGTGGCAACGTAGTAGTAGCAGGAACCCATACCGAAAACACCACCGCACCAGCCGCTACCGTGCGGAAATCAACGCGGGTAGGTAGTGCGCTTGTGTTGGTGACGATGACGGCGCGAAGGTCATTGAAAATCCCAGCAACTGCGGAAATAATGGTCGTTTCCGTTGTACTGGTTAGCGTCACCATCGGAGCCATAGTATTCAGGTCACGAATCTGTTCACCTGATCCAACATAACGCCCAATCTTGTCATGGGAGTTGGTTACTATCTGGCCAGCAGTGCGGGCCGTTTGAATAGCGGTTGCTGCAACAACGCCAACTTGCACCGGATTGCCCGATGCCACCGCACCTGCGGCTGCCATACCTGAAACGGGAGTCGTGGTCGGAGCCGTGTTAATGGCGACCGAAGGCATCTGGTCGACCGATACGCGCTGACCGTTGCCGGTGCCGGTCTGGCTCACGCCTGCAATGATGACTTTATTGATGCCCGTCTCTTCCAGCGAGAACTTGCCAATCGTTAGGCGCGTGGTAGTGGCTGGTGCGGTCACGCCGTTAAAAGCTTGGATAAATAAGAACAACGGGGTTGTTGCATCCACCAGCGCCTCCATGCGGGAGGCGCGGCTTGTGAATTGCAGACCACTCGCGGTAGCCGGCGATGCGTCGCTAAAAAACTCCGAGGTCGTGTCGCCCGAGAATTTCAGCATCTGCCCAGTGCTTGCGTCCGTGGTGGTAGTATGGGTGCTTGCGCCCGAAGCCCAGCCCTTCCGCTGAGTATCAAACCAAGTCGTTGTGGCGCTTGTACCGTTTTTAACCGCTAAAATCGCATTCCAACCGAACACCGTCACGGTCCCAGAAGCGCTCGGGGTCCATGCCTTGGCACTCATGGTTAGCGTCAAGGTTCCCGATGTAGCACCTGCGTTAAGGCAGGTGAACGTCGTGACGCCGCCCGAGGTCTGCGTGAGCAATGACTTTACGCCGTCAGTGATAGCCGCCACATCGCTCGATGCGCTGACCGTGGCCGTTTCGCCAATGGAAAAGATCGGGTTGCCGCCCAGAAACGTGACGGTCGCGGTGGTGGTCGCACGAGTCCATGTCGCGGCAAAAACAGGCGAAAAGGTGACCACGTCACCGCTTACGTCGGTGATGGCGTAGCGGCCCGGTACGATCAAGGCCGCGCCAGTGCCTCCGCCGAGGTAGCAGCTTTGGCCGATGTTTTCGGCGGTGAATCCGTGACCGCTGGGCAGCGTCACCGAAATGAGCAGACCCGTGGCGTCGGTCGTAAACGGCACAGAGTCGCCAATAAGGTCGGCAAGGTAAATGCCAAAGTGTTGATTAACGATTTTTTGGCTCAGCGTCGCCTTGATGGTGGCGATGTGGCCACTCCGGATCGAATCCACCGAGCGCATTAAAAACTCAGCGTTTGTCGTGGTGCCGGTGTCGATAAGCAGATTTCCATAAGCCTGGGCAACGGTCATGCCGGATCCGGTTGCGCCTACTTGGACAACCTCGGCGGCCAAAAGCCCCGCGCCGGTGCCAGTAAACGAGCAGTCAATGATTCTGGAGTTCTGGCTAAAATTGCCGCTATTATTAACTGACAACACCTCGTATTGATCAGATGTCCCTTCAACTAGCCCCGCAATAAGTTGTGGTTTAGTTCCGACAATTTGATTCGCGTTTAAGCTCATGGTATAAAATGGTTTGCAGCGCAAAAAAGCCCGCCCCGTGCGAGGCACTAAAGGCGGGCTTGCGCTAGCGGTTAGAGATTAGGAACCGTTAATCGTGAAGGCCAAGTAGAAATCTAGCTTCTTGCCAGCAACCGGAGTTGCAAGGGTCGCAAGAGTAGCAGTGATCCACGTTTCAACGGTAGTCTCAAACGGGGTCGCTTCGGCCAGACCACCCGTAAATACGTCCCAACCAGCGGCAGCGACGTTAAGGGCGGTAGAGTAGCGGTCAGCGTCCAGAACCAATCCAGTGACGGCGGAATAGTCGCCCACAGTGATCGTGGCAGTACCAGCCACAGCGTCACCATAAACTTCGCAGTTGCGCGGTTGAATGCGGCAACCAGGAGGCAGTTTTACGATGCGGATAATGTCGTCAGCGGCCTCAAGGCCAGTGAAGGTGTAAGTGTAACGAACGCGCTTGAACTCAGGAAGAACATCGCGGGCATCCAGCGGAGTTTTGCCGCTAGGGGAGTTTTGCTTTGCAGCAACAGCAGAATAGAGAGTAGCCATGTTAGTAGGTATTAAGGGTTAATTTTAACGGTAGCACTCAATAGCCACAACGCCTTCTTCTTGACGGCGGGAAGCACCCATGCGAGCACGAGCGTAAATCTGAATCGCTTGCGAACGCTCGGGAAGAACGTCGATGTTTACGCGGCGCTGGCCATCGCCAAACTCAACGTAGTCGGAATGGTAGGCAAAGGCGCGGCGGATGTAGTTGTTGCCGGCTACCTCGCTAACAGGCAGATCACGGACCTGGGTGTGCCAAGTAAAGCCCATCCACGTTTTGCCCATGAGAGAGCCGTCAGTAATTGGCTGAACTTTGGTGTAGTCGCTGGACTGCACCTGAATGACGTTCAGGATGAGATCCTGTTCCTCTTGGGGCGAGCAGATGAAATGACGGTTCATCTGTGGAACAAAGGCGGCATCGAGACGATACTTGGCCTCGGCAACCTTAGCAAAGGTCAGACCGGCGTTAGTAGCACCGAAGTCTTCGTCAATGATCTGAGCAGCCGGAAGCGCAGTAAGCGTGGTGCCGTCTTCGCCAGTAATCGCGTTACCGTTAAGGGCCGCAACAATAGTGGCGTCAACTTGACGGTTGTAGGCGTAAACGTCAGCCTCAAGGTAGGCAGACTGAGGAGTGGCCAGCAAACCAAGGTCTTCGGCATCCCACTCAGGAATGATCTGGGGGTTCTCGTATTTTTTAGGTACGAGCCAACGGACGTAGGTGGTGGGGGCGTTAGCAATGGTGGGCAATGCGCGGCCAGTGATCTCGCGGTAAGCAACTGCGCCTAGCTGCGACATACGGCGGCGTTCGCCGTTGACGGTCACCCC